AGGAAGAATATGAACGTAATAGATAGAGTGAAGGCACAGTTTGAATCTTTAGGAATAAAAAAGATTGAGGTAGCTGAGTGGGGCGAGGAAGGCAAACCTTTAATAGTATATTGCTCACCATTTACATTAGGAGAAAAAAGAAACCTTTTTAAAGGTGCTAAGAATGATGATCTAGGAGTATTAGTAGATGCAATAGTTCTTAAAGCCAAAAATGCTGATGGAGAAAAAATATTTAAGCTAGATGACAAGCAAACATTATTGAATAATGCTGATGCAAATGTTATAGCTAGAGTAGCAACAGAAATGTTGAATGGTGTTTCTTACGAGGAAGCTGAAAAAAAGTAAGATTTGATCCTGAGTTATATACTGTACTTGCTCTTGGTCATGAATTAAAAAAAAGTATGGAAGAAGTTCTTTTGATGACTCAAGATGAATTTCATTATTGGATAGCTTACTTTAAAGTGAAGGCAGATAAAGAGAAACTAGAACATGGCAGATCAGCAACTAAACATAAAACTTAATGTCATAGACAATGCTTCACGAGCATTAACAGATGTAAAAAACTCAATATTCAATTTAAGAAATGCACTAGCTGGTATTGGTGCTGGTTTAGCAGTTAATTCTTTAATTAAAATAGGTAGCCAAGCAGAACTAACAAAAAATAAGCTTTCATTCTTATTTGGTTCAGTAGAAAAAGGTTCTCAATCATTTAACATATTAACTGAGTACGCAAGTAAAGCACCATTTGCATTTGAAGATATAGTTAATTCAGCAAATAACTTAGCAGTAGTATCTAAAACAACAGATGATTTATCTAAGAACTTACAAATAGTTGGTAACGTAGCTTCAATAACTGGATTAGATTTCCAAACAACTGCTGAACAAATATCTAAAGCATTTACAAAAGGATTAAACTCAGCAAGATTATTTCAAGATAAAGGTGTAGCAAGTTTATTAGGATTTCAACAAAATGCTGAGATAAGTGCATTTGCAACTCAAGATGCTTTTAATAGAGTATTTGGTGTTGGCGGAAGATTTGCACAAGCAACAGATGTATTGGCAAGTACATTTGAAGGAACATTAAAGAAGCTTACAAATACATTTACAAAATTTCAAACTGATATTAATAAGGCAGGTTTCTTTGATTTTTTAAAAGCTGGATTGGATACTATAAATAATCTTATCTCTAAAAACTCAGATACATTTAATCAATTTTCAAAAACAATTAGCGATACACTAATAAGTGCAACCAAAGGTGTTTTATTAGGCACAGGATTAATAATAGATGCGGTAGCACCAATATTCAAATTTGTAGCAGATGGTGTAAGAGGTTTATTATCAATATTAGACGCACTACCAAGTGGTGTAAGAGAACTTGGTGTAATAGGATTTTTATTATTAGGAACTGGTGGAAAAATAGTAGCATTAGCTTTAGGTTCTTTATTAGATGCTCAAAAAAAGTTTGTAGAACAATTTGGTAATCAAAAGTTTTTTCTACAAGAAAATAATTCATTAATTGAAAAAGAAACTGGTGCTTATGCAACAATTAAAGACTTTTTAAAACAAATAGAAGAACAACAAAAAACAAATATTGAAAATCAAAAGAAAACAAATGAATTAATAGACCAAGCTGGTAAAACTTTAGGTAACCAAGTATCTTTATTAGATCAAATTATAGAAAAGTTTAAAGTATTAAATGGTGAAGCATTAACAGAATTAAACAAATCAGCAGACATTGTTGCTAAGACTCTTAATGATGCAATAAAAGGATTTTCAAAAGGAATAGCTGAATCAATAGTATTGGGAAAAAGCTTAGGAGACGCATTTAAAAATGTTCTTAATAAAATATTAATAGATATTCTTGCAACTCAAATAGAAATTATAATCAGAGAAGGTATTAATTTAACACTTAAAAAATTACAGACAGCAGAAATAGTTAAACAAAATGCTTTATTAGCACAACAACAATCTTTGGGCGGTGGTGGCGGTAGTGGATTCTTTGGTTCTTTATTAAAAATAGGTTCAAGTTTATTTGGCGGTGGTACAACAAGTCCATTTGATACTGGGGGAGAAGCAATTTATACAAATTATGCCGAAGGTGGTTCTGTTAAAAGTGGAGTTCCAATAACAGTTGGAGAACGTGGTAGAGAATTATTTATTCCTTCATCAAACGGAACTATTGTACCAAACCAAGATTTAGGTAGTGGAATGAATATAACATTTAATATTCAAGCAAATGATGTTAGAGGTATTAGAGAATTATTAATTGATAACAGAGCAACTATAATTAACTTAGTTAATCAAGGTGCTAATGCGAAAGGAAGATCAAACGTAGTATGAGTGGTACATTTCCAACAAGCCCAACACCAAGTGGTGTAACTATTAGTTCTAACCAAAATACTATTGTTACAACTACTGCTTCAGGTCGCAGACAAGCAAGACAAATTGATGCACAGAAATTTAGATTAAGAGTTAAATTCCCAGTTATGACTAGAACTGAGTTTGCACCAATTAATGCTTTCATATTAAAACAAAGATCACAGATGGAATCTTTTACATTTGTACCACCAACAGTAGATGATTCATTAGGAGTTGCTACTGGAGTTATATCAGTTAATGGTTCTATAAGTGCAGGTGCTACAACTTGTTCAATAGATGGTATGGCTAATAGCACATCAGGAGTATTTAAAGCTGGAGATTATTTTAGATTTACTGGTCAAAACAAAGTTTATATGGTTATGGCAGATGTATCATCTAATGGTTCTGGTGCAGGAACATTAACATTTGAACCACCATTAAGAACTGCTGTATCTGACAATGCAGTTATAATTTATTCTAATGTAGATTTTACAGTTGGCTTAACTGGAGATATTCAAGAGTTTAATATTAGCACAGAAAATTATTTCCAATACGAAGTTGATCTTATAGAGGTACTATAATGACAAGATCATTAACTGCTGGAGTCATAGCAGAATTAGCTACAAACAAACTTAATCCAGTAGAACTTATTTATTTAGGTATTAGCACAGGCACATATTATACAGATCATTTTGCTAACTTAACTTTCAATGGCAACACATATATATCTTCATCATTATTCTTAGGTAGTTCTGAAGTTCAAGAAACTGCTGATGTATCTGTAAACAATCTTACATTAAAATTCTCAGGTGCAGATACAACAATTATTAGTCTTTTATTAAACAATGACTACATGAACAAACCTGCAAATCTTTATAGAGGTTTCTTAGATGATAATGGTGCTTTAATATCTGACCCATTTCTATTATTTGAAGGAAGAATAGCTAACTTCTCATTAGAAGAAAACGCAACCACATCATCAATCAATATTATTATAGCTTCACATTGGGCAGATTTTGAAAAAGTACAAGGAAGAAGAACATCTGAGAACTCTCAAAAATTATTATTCTCAACTGACAAAGGTATGGAATTTGCAAGTCAAACATCACAGAAGATTAAATGGGGAGTAGCTTAATGAGTGATTTAGATAGAGCAGTACATATATTTAGACAGATGCCAAGATACGACAAATACACATACGAACAAATTGTAGGAATGATTGTACCACCACTTAACTTAGATCAATACCAAATCCATAGAGTTGGAAAAGAAGATGTAGGATTTACAAGTTGGGCTTACATGAATGATATAGTCCAACAAAGATATAAAGTTAGTGGAAGATTAAAAGACAATGAATGGAATTGTGGAAAAAATATTTGGGTAATGTCTTTTGTTGCAAAAAGTCATGCGAAAGAAATAATGAGTTGGGTTAAAGAATATTTCAAACCTAAACTAGAAGTTGATGAGTGTGTTAAGTGGATTAGAATGTCAGAAGATAATCATATTTATAGAGCATCAGAAAAATACAAAAGAGGATTTCATATCTAATGCCAGAAGCAGTAGTAACAGCGATTATAACAACCATAATAACAACAGCAATAAGTTATTTAATTGCACCAAAACCTAAAGCACCAAGACAATCATCTAATGATGAAGTTAAAGGTAT